GCTTGCGGGCGTTCATGCTCAGAAACAAGGTTGGGACAAGCACTTCCAGGCTAACACAGTCAGAAATCGAAACGTACTCTCAACAGTTCGCTTAGGCATGGAAGTTTTGCGGCATTCTGGCTACACAATAACAAGGGAAGACTCACTCGTGGCTGCAACCCTGCTTACTCAAAATCTATTCACACATGGTTACGTTTTGGGGAAATTATGAGGGGATCTCTCAGCGCTAAACATGAAAAAAGATTCGTATCCTTATTTGATTTGCATGACAGTTTCAGGCCTGATCTTTATTTTCCTTTTCTTCTGGTGGCGGGCAGATATTTACAGGGTCACGTTTCTTAATCAGAGTATATCCCACTATTACATTCTGTTTAGCATGGGAATAGCTTTTCTGTTATCTCTGTTTTGGGTTAAGAAGGGGATAGTAAAACAAAGCGGCTGGAAGAGTCTGTCAGCATACCTTAAGGTTTATGCAGGGATGTGCATATTTGCTGGATTTTTTCTGATTATACCCCTTACAACACTAACTTATTTTTTGCCTGGAGAGACATCGTCTTATGTTGCACCGTATCGGTATACTTCCGGTAGTTCAAAAAGTTGTTCTGGAGCTGAGGTGGATGACCCCGATCTACATGAGAATATTCGCATTTGCTATCCGTATGGCAATTATGAGTACGATAATATTATCTATGTTGAAAAGAAAATTAATACATTAGGTGCGGTAGTAACATATGCACAGACCGCGCGTGATGATACTGAATGAGATAGTATATAGCGGGCAAGTTTTAGTTAATTTATCGAGGTAATATAATTTACCTCGACTCGTTTATTCTGGTATTAATATTTCGCTTTACGATCGATTTTTATCTGATGATATCATGCGGTTTTCATATACTGACTTACTGTCTTTTCTCCGTTAGCGATTTTCTCCTGCTCAGCGATGATTTTATCTTTGGCTTCTAGTTAATTTCGCTCACTTCGAACCTCTCTGTTTACTGATAAGCTCCAGATCCTCCTGGCAACTTGCACAAGTCCGACAACCCTGAACGACCAGGCGTCTTCGTTCATCTATCGGATCGCCACACTCACAACAATGAGTGGCAGATATAGCCTGGTGGTTCAGGCGGCGCATTTTTATTGCTGTGTTGCGCTGTAATTCTTCAATTTCTGATGCTGAATCAATGATGTCTGCCATCTTCCATTAATCCCTGAATTGTTGGTTAATACGCTTGAGGGTGAATGCGAATAATAAAAAAGGAGCCTGTAGCTCCCTGATGATTTTGCTTTTCATGTTCATCGTTCCTTAAAGACGCCGTTTAACATGCCGATTGCTAGGCTTAAATGAGTCGGTGTGAATCCCATCAGCGTTACCGTTTCGCGGTGCTTCTTCAGTACGCTACGGCAAATGTCATCGACGTTTTTATCCGGAAACTGCTGTCTGGCTTTTTTGATTTCAGAATTAGCCTGACGGGCAATGCTGCGAAGGGCGTTTTCCTGCTGAGGTGTCACTGAACAAGTCCCATGTCGGCAAGCATAAGCACACAGAATATGAAGCCCGCTGCCAGAAAAATGCATTCCGTGGTTGTCATACCTGGTCTCTCTCATCTGCTTCTGCTTTCGCCACCATCATTTCCAGCTTTTGTGAAAGGGATGCGGCTAACGTATGAAATTCTTCGTCTGTTTCTACTGGTATTGGCACAAACCTGACTCCAATTTGAGCGAGGCTATGTGCCATCTCGATACTCGTTCTTAACTCAACGGGAGATGCTTTGTGCATACAGCTCCCCGTTTATTATTTATCTCCTCAGCCAGCCGCTGTGCTTTCAGGGGATTTCGGATAACAGAAAGGCCGGGAAATACCCAGCCTCGCTTCGTAACGGAGTAGACGAAAGTGATCGTGCCTACGCGGATATTATCGTGAGGATGTTTCATCGCCATTGCTCCCCAAATACAAAACCAATTTCAGCCAGTGCCTCGTCCATTTTTTCGATGAACTCCGGCACCATCTCGTCAAAACTCGCTATATACTTTTCATTCCGCTCAATCACGACATAATGCAGGCCTTCACGCTTCATACGCGGGTCATAGTTGGCAAAGTACCAGGCATCTTTTCGCGTCACCCACATGCTGTACTGCACCTGGGCCATGTAAGCCGACTTTATGGCCTCGAAACCACCGAGCCGGAATTTCATGAAATCCCGGGAGGTAAACGGGCATTTCAGCTCAAGGCCATTGCCGTCACTGCATAAACCATCGGGAGAGCAGGCGGTGCGCATACTTTCGTCGCGATAGATGATCGGGGATTCAATAACATTTACGCCGGAAGTGAACTCAAACAGGGTTCTGGCGTCGTTCTCGTACTGTTTTCCCCAGGCCAGCGCTTTAGCGTTAACTTCCGGAGCCACACCGGTGCAAACCTCAGCCAGCAGGGTGTGGAAGTAGGACATTTTCATGTCAGGCCACTTCTTTCCTGATCGGGGCTTTGCTATCACGTTGTGAACTTCTGAAGCGGTGATGACGCCGAGCCGTAATTTGTGCCATGCATCATCCCCCTGTTCGACAGCTCTCACGTCGATCCCGGTACGCTGCAGGATAATGTCCGGTGTCATGCTGCCACCTTCTGCTCAGTGGCTTTCTGTTTCAGGAATCCAAGAGCTTTCACTGCTTCGGCCTGTGTCAGTTCTGACGATGCGCGAATGTCGCGGCGAAATATCTGGGAACAGAGCGGCAATAAGTCGTCATCCCATGTTTTATCCAGGGCGATCAGCAGAGTGTTAATCTCCTGCATGGTTTCATCGTTAACCGGAGTGATGTCGCGTTCCGGCTGACGTTCTGCAGTGTATGCAGTATTTTCGACAATGCGCTCGGCTTCATCCTTGTCATAGATACCAGCAAATCCGAAGGCCAGACGGGCACACTGAATCATGGCTTTATGCCGTAACATCCGTTTGGGATGCGACTGCCACGGTCCGGTGATTTCTCTGCCTTCGCGGGTTTTGAATGGTTCGCGGCGGCATTCATCCATCCACTCGGTAACGCAGATCGGATGATTACGGTCCTTGCGGTAAATCCGGCATGTACAGGATTCATTGTCCTGCTCAAAGTCCATGCCATCAAACTGCTGGTTTTCATTGATGATGCGGGACCAGCCATCAACGCCCACCACCGGAACGATGCCATTCTGCTTATCAGGAAAGGCGTAAATTTCTTTCGTCCACGGATTAAGGCCGTACTGGTTGGCAACGATCAGTAATGCGATGAACTGCGCATCGCTGGCATCACCTTTAAATGCCGTCTGGCGAAGAGTGGTGATCAGTTCCTGTGGGTCGACAGAATCCATGCCGACACGTTCAGCCAGCTTCCCAGCCAGCGTTGCGAGTGCTGTACTCATCCGTTTTATACCTCTGAATCAATATCAACCTGGTGGTGAGCAATGGTTTCAACCATGTACCGGATGTGTTCTGCCATGCGCTCCTGAAACTCAACATCGTCATCAAACGCACGGGTAATGGCTTTTTTGCTGGCCCCGTGGCGTTGCAAATGATCGATGCATAGCGATTCAAACAGGTGCTGGGGCAGGCCTTTTTCCATGTCGTCTGCCAGTTCTGCCTCTTTCTCTTCACGGGCGATCTGCTGGTAGTGACGCGCCCAGCTCTGAGCCTCAAGACGATCCTGAATGTAATAAGCGTTCATGGCTGAACTCCTGAAAATGGCTGTGAAAATATCGCCCGCGAAATGCCAGGCTGATTAGGAAAACAGGAAAGGGGGTTAGTGAATGCTTTTGCTTGATCTCAGTTTCTGTATTAATATCCATTTTTTATAAGCGTCGACGGCCTCACGAAACATCTTTTCATCGCCAATAAAAGTGGCGATAGTGAATTTAGTCTGGATAGCCATAATTGTTTGATCCATTTTTCGGGACTCCTGGCTGATTAAGTATGTCGATAAGGCGTTTCCATCCGTCACGTAATTTACGGGGGATTCGTTCAAGTAAAGATTCGGAAGGGCAGCCAGCAACAGGCCACCCTGCAATGGCATATTGCATGGTGTGCTCCTTATTTATACATAACGAAAAACGCCTCGAGTGAAGCGTAATTGGTATGCGGTAACGCCGCGCTCAGGCGGCTTTGATAGTCATATCATCTGGATCAAATATTCCTGATGTATCGATATCGGTAATTCTTATTCCTTCGCTACCATCCATTGGAGGCCATCCTTCCTGACCATTTCCATCATTCCAGTCGAACTCACACACAACACCATATGCATTTAAGTCGCTTGAAATTGCTATAAGCAGAGCATGTTGCGCCAGCATGATTAATACAGCATTTAATACAGAGCCGTGTTTATTGAGTCGGTATTCAGAGTCTGACCAGAAATTATTAATCTGGTGAAGTTTTTCCTCTGTCATTACGTCATGGTCGATTTCAATTTCTATTGATGCTTTCCAGTCGTAATTAATGATGTATTTTTTGATGTTTGACATCTATTCATATCCTCACAGATAAAAAATCGCCCTCACACTGGAGGGCAAAGAAGATTTCCAATAATCAGAACAAGTCGGCTCCTGTTTAGTTACGAGCGACATTGCTCCGTGTATTCACTCGTTGGAATGAATACACAGTGCAGTGTTTATTCTGTTATTTATGCCAAAAATAAAGGCCACTATCAGGCAGCTTTGTTGTTCTGTTTACCAAGTTCTCTGACAATCATTGCCGTCGTTCGTATTGCCCACACCATTGATTCTTATCAATAGTCGCAGTCATACGGATAGTCCTGGTATTGTTCCATCACATCCTGAGGATGCTCTTCGAACTCTTCAAATTCTTCTTCCATATCTCACCTCAAATAAGTGGTTTGCTGCCTAATTTCATTTTCTGGCGACCAACACAAGTCATCTTGCTGTCAGCTGTTTGGATTTCCTGTAGCCTGCCGCGTAAATGGCTACATTTGGAAGACAAGTTGAGCCTTCATATTTTCTGGTCAACGTTGTCAGTGTTATTACTTCTGCTCTCATTACTGGTTTGCGTTTGCATTGTAAGACCACTCGTGAAGGGGTTGGCCTGTGTAGTTTGTCAGAGCTGATCGCCTCCTGACTTTGCAGGTTTGCACGACGAGCTCTACGGCGAGAAGCTGCGGTGCCTTTAAATTCTGTTTTTCTGGACATAGATTCCTCCCGAATAAACTTTGGCGATGCAATCTCGAAGCTCCTCCTGAGCCGGTTGCTTCGGCATTGCATCCCACAGCTTATGTGGTTGGGTGGTCTGGCTTTTCAGCCACGTAGTCGAGTGTTCGACGTTGTTTAAAGAGCCTGCCAGTCTGTTCCATTTGGCTTCCAGCGTCCTGCTGATGATTAAATAGTACGATATGTACTTTATCTGGTCAATACGATTTGTTCTATTGAGGGGTGGTTTTTTACAACGCTTTGTATTTAATAGTGTTGTTTTTTAGCGTGGGTGTATTGCCTCGGCGATGTAGGGAGAGATCAGAATTGCGTTGTTTAGTGAGTTGTATCTATTAATTTTAAAATAAATACAATTGGTTATGTGTTTTTTTGGGGGCGTTAGGCAAAGAAAACCCGGCGCGGAAGCCGGGTTGTCTCATTTTTTAGTTTGCTTTGGATTCGGTTTGTCTCTTCTTCCAATTATAAACACGCTAGTTAAAGCAACTAACTCAGCACCAAGAAGCCCGGTAGCCCAGCCATAAGCCTCGTGCTGAATCATCTTGTAAGCAATTCCTGCGAAAACAAAGACAGAAGTCATCGCAAAGATCTGTCCGAGTCGATCTCGCCAAATTGCTCCCCTCTGTCCTGCTTTGTAATACTCGTGTCTGTGTTTTTGCTCAGCCTTAGCCATGTCCATTATTTCGCGAGCGAATCCTGGAGATATTCTTTCGTACTTAGCTAATTCGTCAGCGTCTGGGAGTGGCCCTGATCTAGTGTGAGTCACCTGCATCATGATGCCAGCTAGATCTGGCCTGTCCATGAGGCGCTCAAGAACTTGAGGGTTCTTTGCGACCTCATTTATAAGCAGTTCGGTTTTACCGTCTTGAACTCGCCCTAACGGAGTTGGTTGGTTAACAAGATTTCTCGGGGCGGCGGTTTGAAGCTTTCTTTGGGATTTTTTTCTGCTCATTATCAGTTACAGCGTCTCTAACGTAACTACCTACCTTAACCCAATCTGAGTTGATAAGGTCGATGTCTGTAGCATTTGAATGATACTCGCTGTAGCTACCTGCTGGGCAAAGGTCAAGGATAGAGCCCATAGCGCTGAAAAAGTGCTTTGCAGATTTTTTCATGTGGGGTGTCCTATATGTTGTTTACTCTAATTTGAGTAATTGAAGTTTACGCAAAACCTAGCTTTCAGCAAGCAATACAGCACAAAAAAATCATGTAAATTTGCGTCTATTTTTATCTAACGGAAAAATGCTCAACAACTTTAGAGAAAAAATAGCAATACCAAATCAAACCAATTGCTGCTTCGCCTCTACCCAAACGTCTCTTCAGGCCACTGACTAGCGATAACTTTCCCCACAACGGAACAACTCTCATTGCATGGGATCATTGGGTATTGTGGGTTTAGTGGCTGTAGAAACACCTGACCGCTATCCCTGATCAGTTTCTTGAAGGTAAACTCATCACCACCAAGTCTGGCTATGCAGAAATCGCCGGGCTCAACAGCTTGCTCTGGGTCAACCAGAATTAACATCCCGTCAGGAAAACTAGGTTTGGAACCTGTTGGTGCGGTCATTGAGTTACCTTCAACCTCAAGCCAGAATGCAGAGTCACTGGCTTTTTTGGTTGTGCTTACCAATCTCTCCGCATCGCCTTTGGTAAAGGTTCTGAGTTCTGGAGAGAACATCCCAGCCTGAACATGAGAAAAAACAGGGTACTCATATTGTTTTTTAACTGGGGCCGATGAGTATTCGCCAACAGGTGAAAATGTCCCGTCGTGGTTGAATGATATGTTATCAATACCAAGGTATTTAAACACCACACCAATATCACTAAGAGATGGATGACGAGATCCGCGCAACCAGTGTCCAATTCCACCCTGCGTCATACCTAGCTCTTCGGCTAACTTCTCTTGAGTTATGCCGAGCTCTTTCATTCTGGATCTAGCCAGTTCATACCATTTCATTTTCATGTCCTTATTATTACGCTCTGTACTGGAACCATCCATGCACAATGTGTATTTTTTGCTTGTGTTTAATGAGTACATATTGTATTTTTTATTTGTGGTTACTATGGAGGGCATATGAGCAACCTACGAAAATATCGAGAGTCACTGAATATCTCTCAAACAACACTTGCTAAGGCAGTTGGATGCACACAGGGAGCTATCGGACATTGGGAATCTGGTCGTCGCTTCCCAGACCTTAAAACATGCCGTGCTCTTGTTGCGTGTCTAAACAAGTTAGGCGCAAAAGTAAGTCTTGATGATGTGTTCCCGCCGGAGCACAAAGCTGCTTAATAAGCGGAGCCGCTCTTTGTAATAACGGACATTCGTCCTACGTCGCTGAAAAGCGAGTCCCAAGATATCTGACCAACTAAGGCCATATGCGTTTCCACGCATACCTTTCAACTAACTATTCACTATTGGAAATCTTAAGAAATGGAACGAACAAGTTACAGCAAACTATCACAGCGTGACGTTGATCGCGCAGAAACAGATTTACTCATCAACCTATCAACGCTTACCCAGCGCGGTCTGGCAAAGATGATTGGCTGTCATGAATCGAAGATAAGCAGAACGGACTGGAGATTTATTGCTTCGGTCTTGTGTGCTTTCGGAATGGCATCAGACATCAGTCCGATTAGCAGGGCTTTTAAGTATGCGCTTGCTGAAATCACAAAGAAAAAATCCCCGGCCGCCACCGAGGATTTTAAGCAAATTGATATGCAATTCTGAGGGAATTACTGGATCAATCTACAGGGGGCATTATGACAAATACAGCCAAAATACTCAACTTCTGCAGAGGTAACTTTGCCAAACAGGAGCGTAATGTGGCAGATCTCGATGATGGTTACGCCAGACTATCAAATATGCTGCTTGAGGCTTATTCAGGCGCAGATCTGACCAAGCGACAGTTTAAAGTGCTGCTTGCCATTCTGCGTAAAACCTATGGGTGGAATAAACCAATGGACAGAATCACCGATTCTCAACTTAGCGAGATTACAAAGTTACCTGTCAAACGGTGCAATGAAGCCAAGTTAGAACTCGTCAGAATGAATATTATCAAGCAGCAAGGCGGCATGTTTGGACCAAATAAAAACATCTCAGAATGGTGTATCCCTCAAAACGAGGGAAAATCCCCTAAAACGAGGGATAAAACATCCCTCAAATTGGGGGATTGCTATCCCTCAAAACAGGGGGACACAAAAGACACTATTACAAAAGAAAAAAGAAAAGATTATTCGTCAGAGAATTCTGGCGAATCCTCTGACCAGCCAGAAAACGACCTTTCTGCGGTGAAACCGGATGCTGCAATTCAGAGCGGCAGCAAGTGGGGGACAGCAGAAGACCTGACCGCCGCAGAGTGGATGTTTGACATGGTGAAGACTATCGCACCATCAGCCAGAAAACCGAATTTTGCTGGGTGGGCTAACGATATCCGCCTGATGCGTGAACGTGACGGACGTAACCACCGCGATATGTGTGTGCTGTTCCGCTGGGCCTGCCAGGACAACTTCTGGTCCGGTAATGTGCTGAGCCCGGCCAAACTCCGCGACAAGTGGACCCAGCTCGAAATCAACCGTAACAAGCAACAGGCAGTCGTGACAGCCAGCAAACCAAAACTCGACCTGACAAACACAGACTGGATTTACGGGGTGGATTTATGAAAAACATCGCCGCACAGATGGTTAACTTTGACCGTGAGCAGATGCGTCGGATCGCCAACAACATGCCGGAACAGTACGACGAAAAGCCTCAGGTACAGCAGGTAGCGCAGATCATCAACGGTGTGTTCAGCCAGTTACTGGCAACTTTCCCGGCGAGCCTGGCTAACCGTGACCAGAACGAACTGAACGAAATCCGCCGCCAGTGGGTTCTGGCTTTCCGGGAAAACGGGATCACCACAATGGAACAGGTTAACGCAGGAATGCGCGTAGCCCGTCGGCAGAATCGACCATTTCTGCCATCACCCGGGCAGTTTGTTGCATGGTGCCGGGAAGAAGCATCCGTTATCGCCGGACTGCCAAACGTCAGCGAGCTGGTTGATATGGTTTACGAGTATTGCCGGAAGCGAGGCCTGTATCCGGATGCGGAGTCTTATCCGTGGAAATCAAACGCGCACTACTGGTTGTCAACGACGGATGAAAAGTGATCCACTTATATCTCCACCAACGGCCCAATATTGATCCACCGTTTTACTCAGGATTAGCTTCTGCTATAACCCCGGCCTTTCGTTTCTGTCTGAGTCGATAGCTT